CAAGACCTCTGGCGCGTCCGGCGCTGTCCTGTATATTTTCCCCAAAGCCTTTTGAAGCTCGTTAAACTTTGACAAATTCATTGCCCCAGACTTTTCAACCTCATCAACAAGGGCCAGAGCTTTTTCAACAGACGGTTTTGCTGATAGTATGATGTCGTCCATGTTTAGGACGCTTCTCATGTCCTGTACCAAGTATGCTGTCTGCGTACCTGTTAAGCCAGTTCCCTCTGACTTTAAAAGATCATACGCGGAGTTTTTTTCTGCCTTTAATGTTGGAAGCGTTGGGGAGGTCACGTTTTTCTTCTGAAAGGCTGATAGCGTCTTATTTGCCGCGTATGGTGAAATTAGAGCGCCAGCAATTCTTGCATAAGGCTCAAACTCCGTACCTTCAGTTGCCTGACCAGCAGCTTCGCTTCCAGCGCCAGCGGCAACAGAAGCCTGCATTAGCTTTTTACCGCCACCCAATATTCCTCCGGGTCCAACAAACTCACCTATAGTACCTGCAAACTGCGCTGGCGTGCTTTCGCCACGGTACGCCATAGCCTTATCACCGCCAAAGGTTGAAAGAGCTGCCTCAATCCCTCTGCCTGTGGTCGTATCCAATACAGGCATTTCATTTTGAATCTCAGCGCCAGCAAGCTGAGCCAATTCTTGGCCTCCGCGAATTACCGCTCGACCAAGCATTTCTGGGGTCTCAGCTAGACCCTTAACGCCCCTTGCCATACCAGCAAGACCAGCCCCAGCAATATCCTCAAACGCACCGCTTTCAACTTGCTGCAAGTTTGGGTAGCGAGTTACGCCTTGCTCATCAACGTATGGCTCTGTTGGGGCTGGGGTTGGTTTTGGCGCTTGCTCTGCCTGATTACCCCCAAGCATACTAATTAAAGCGTTGTACGCTCCCTCAGCATTATCGCCCGTAACGTCATACTTTTTGCCATCTGGAGCTGTTATTTCAAAGGTAGGCATAAGTCAGTCCTAATTTTTTGGCTGAATGGTGTAGCCGTTTATTACAGTCGGCTGTGGGGTAGCATTTACTCCAGCGCCCTGATCGCCCCCCGAGGAACCCGTGCCAATATCTATATATCCAGCAGCAGCCTTGGCTTCTTCTGGGTATGCGTTAAACTTTGCAATTGTTTGCAGGTATTGGTTCTCAAGTATTTGAAGTTGCTTGTTGAACTGTTCTTGGCTTTGATCTTGCGTCAAGTTGTTAAGCGTAGATTGCAGAAAATCAATCTCTTGGTTTGAGACTTGACCCAATGCCCCGCCAGTAGGGCTTGCGTCTCGCATAGCTTGCAATTTATCAAAGCCAATATTGGCCTTAATTGTGTTGACTAAAGCGCTAACGTCAGTGGCGGCCGTACCCGGAATTTTTGTTAACATGCTGCCAACAAAGCCAGATGTGGGAAGTTTGGATTCTTTTATTACTCTTTGGGCTTCGTCTATATTTGTTAGCACAACTCCGGCTGTTTTAATTCCGCCCTCTCTAGCAGCCTCTCTTGCAGAAGCCTCCTGCTCTACATCAGCCGCAGCCTGTGAACCCGGAATAGGCACAACTTTATATGTAATATTCCCCTGCTCATCGCGGCCCTGCACCATCATAGTGCCTTTATCAAGGGTGCCAAACTCAACTGGCGCGCCGGGCGCGTAAGTATCGCCACCAGTAAGCATGAATTTTTTGTACTCGTCTGACCCCGGCTTCAGACCCGCCGCCACTGCTCTACGCATTAAAGCGGTGTCTTTTGTTTTGCCCGCAGCAAGAGCTTGTTGACGACTAAACGCCAAATTAGCAGCCTTCTCACTCTGCAAAATACCAAACGCCTCTTTCGCGCCAATGGTGCGGTTCATCACTGCGTCTGCTAGGTCGTTCCGACCTTGCTGGCGCAGCATGTCAACAGTTTTGTTTTTTGACATAGTGGCCGCACGCTGAACGCCTTGCTGGCGGATACCCTCCCCGCCACGCAAGTCTTTCAGGATCAAAGGGTCAAGCGCCGCAGCAAAGTTTTGCAGCGGGCTAAGGCCAGTGTCCTCGTCCGTTTTCATGGCTTTATCAAATAAGCCGAGCAAGCCACCGCGCGGCTTGTTTGCTTGCTGATCTGGATTCATAACCATTTTAGACCCCTATCCTTTCGGAACCATGCTTGCGCCAAGTTGCAAGTAATTAAACAAGCCGGGCTGCATGGAATTTGTTGTAGTTTGCGGTATTGCTGTTTGGCAGCGTCGATGAGCGCTTGCTGAATGCCCTGCTGAAGCAAACCAGCTTGCTGCTGTTGCTGCTGAATAGTTTGACCCGTTTGGAACGCCTGCTGGCCAAGACCACCGAGCTGGGATGCAGCACCAAGGCGAGCCTGACGATCTGCCATCGCAGCCTGTAACGCTTGGCTGTAGTTTTGCTGACGCTGCTGCGCTGCCATATCGCCCGCCATGCGGCCATACTCGCCAGCCATCACACCTTCGGCAACACCTTGGCGAGACCCGCCAAACGCCTTGGCCGCAGTTGCCTGCGCGCCGAGCGTGTTCATTGCCATCTGACGCTGACGCTCAATGTCTTGCTGAGTGCGGTCAATGACTGCGCTTGTGTACGGGTTAGCATACGCGCCAATATTCAGTGGCCCCTGCATGGCTCGCTGCGTTGAGCCAAGTGCGCCCTGCAATGCGCTTGCGGATGCTTGGTTTACATTAAAGCCCTGCTGTTGAGGAGCAACCGGTGCATACTGTGGGGCTGGCGTGGCTGGTTGCGCGCCTGCGACTGCGGGCGTGGCTGTGCTTGTGCCACCTTTCCCGGAAGTTGGCGTGGCTTGCCGCTGGCTGAAGGCTGCGTCGCCCACTGCACTAGCAGCCATATTTGGGAAAAATCCTGCGGGAGCGGGAGCATTCACGCTTTCCACTTGGCCTTGGACTTGGGGGCTGCCTTGCGCGTCCGGTCCATATGAAAAACTTTGGCCCTGCATGTTGGGCGGAAGGTTTGGCTCAAACGCGCCAACCGAAGGTTGACCCTGCATAGCGCTTGAGGCTGGCAGCGTTGGGAATACGCTGCCAGAGCCAGCTCCCATGAGAGTCCCGGAAACATTACCGCGCGGGTTATAACCCGGGTCGCCGGGGCGTATTATGGAGGAGCTTGGGCTTCCTGCTGAACCTGCCATTTTATAATTCCTTCTGTGCGTTGCGCTTCAGTAACGTAGCGCCAACAGCGTATGAGAAAGGTTCGCCCATCGCCATGACTAGCTTGCCAAACTTATTGCCGCTGTATTTTTCTGGTTTCATTTGGTGTGCCATTTCTTCCGCCCAAACGCGAACCATTGGCCACAAAGCTGCGCGCACGGCTTTCGCAGCCAGCGTGTCAGTCTTGATAAACTCAGCTATTGGAGACGCCCACAAGCGATAGCCGCTAACCATAACTGGGTCTTGACGGAAACGCTTGATGCCGTAGCGCGTATCCAGCGACCAAATGTCAGCGGGTAGATAGCCCATGCTCGCGTATGCCGTGCAGAGAACTGTTCCGCCGCTGTCGCCTGTGTCTGCACCGCCAGCAGCATCGCTTCTGGAGATTGGGCGAGGTGTACTTACAGGAGCAGACGCGGTGGCAGTTTTGGTGGCCTCTCTTAATGCGGCGGCCTTCATCATTTCCTCATGCGCAGTATTGCCGCTATCATTATCATTGTTTCTAACTGGAGCTGGGGCTGGAGCTGGAGCTGGAGCCGGAGCAGCAACATAAGAGCCTGTTGACGGTTGATATGTCATGCCCGGAGGTGCGCTTGCCTGCATTTCCGCAACAGTCGGAGTTTCAATTGGGTTATTTGCGCCACCAACATTGTACGATGGGCCGAGTAGAATGTTGCCTGCAAGCGTATTACTCGCAAGGCCAGTGCCGAACTCGGTAACATCGTTAAAAATCTGCGTGCCAGTGCCAGCAGTAGATGTGTCTGTTATGCCTTCGGCTGGGTTAGTTATGTATGCAGAAGCCTGCTCGCCACCACTGGGCTGGCCGGGTACGATTGTTCCACGACCGCCTGCGACTGAAGGCCCAAGGGTATAGCCAAGGTCAGTTGTCGTGCCATCGCTATTATAGATTATAGCTGGGCCGCCATCTGTCATCGGGCTTGAGTCAGTATATTGACGCTGCTCTGTGAAAGGGACGGGAGGGTTGCTTACATACCCAGGTGGCCTTGTATCTGTCGCGTCAACAACAGTGTACGGAACTTCGTTTCCTGCAAAGTCAGTTGACGTGTAATCGCCTGCTCCAGCCTGAGCAATTGCCAAATTGTTGGCTCGCTCTGCCGCAGCTTGATCCGCCATCGTGCCATAGCTGGTGTAATCAATCGGAGCAAAGTTACCCGCAGCAGCGCCGCCCGCGTATGGGTCAATAAAGAAGCTATCAATGTAAGCCTTCTGACCGGGACGCTGCTGACCAAGCGTGGCCAGTGATTGCTCGTAAATTGGGGCAGAGGAATAACCCTGCACGCCGCCTGCGTAAGTTGTCGCTGGCCCCATTCCGCCCATAATGTCTTGCTGGGTAGTTGGGGCCGCCATGCCAAACGCGCCAGCTGTGTTGGCAATGTTTTGAAAGCCAGCTTGCTGCATGGGCGTAAACGCTGCAACGTCTGGACCGTAATGCGGCGTATAGCCGATCTGCGAAATACGCTCAGCCTTGTTCAGGTTGCGCTGTGCAGCGGCCTCAATGTATTCTGGGATTGTAACCGTTGAGGTTGTTGATCCACCTTTTCCGCCAGACATTATGCGAACTCCTTGACGTATGAGGCGTGTTGAGCTTTCCAGCCATGCGCCTTTAATGGTTTCTTCCAGCCAGTGCGGCCAGACATTGTTAGGGCAGAGCAGCCTTGCGTCTTAGCCCATGCTATCACATCGCTGTGCATATCCAAAATCTGCTCCAATTCACCGCCGCCGAGAAAGACATTCAAAACTTTCTTTTTGGGATATACCACAATTTCAGTTACTATGCACCCCTTTGGCGTTGGCCACAACTGCAACACGCCACGATGCAATCCAGCGACAATATCTTCAAAGTCGTGCGTGCCACCGCTGTAGCTTAAAGCTGCCTCAATCCACTTTCGACATCTGCTAATCTCGTTATCCATGCAGCCTCGTTATTGCAATAGTGGACGCTGGTGCTGCGGGTGCAAACGCAGTTGCCGCAGTTGCATCAAGAAACCCGCTGGTGCTGTCAACGGCCCACATAGCTTCCAAGTAATCTCCAGCGGAAAGGTCAAGTATTGCAGATCGGCTAACCACAAGAGTTGCGCCATTTTGATGCAAAGCGTTTTTCATAGTTGAACCAGCAAGGTCAACTCCGTTGACGCGAGGCCAAAACCAGAAGTTTACAGTTGAACTGGATGTGGACGCAATCTGCGCCGAGAAGCTAACCATGTACTCGCCAGCTTCCTCAAACACCAAGCGCGAGGCTGGTGTGCCGCTAGTAATGCCATCAGATGATGATAAAGTGTACGTTAAAGCGTACGCTGTGTTTATCGCAACAGCTGTTTGGTCAGTTGTAATTGAGCCGCTGGCATTGCCGTCCTCTAACACAACCTGAACCCACTCGCCATTTTTACTTACGACCGGATACAGGTTTTCTCTGTCCCACATCAACGTGCCATCATCGGCTGCGCTTTCGTCGCCAGTCTGCTGAACCAGCGCAGAACGGGTTTGCGAGAGGTACGACATCATGCGCCGACCCCACGTCTGCCAGTCCTTATCTCGCGGCTCTGGTGGACGGTTTTGTTGCGTCATCGACGGCCACCGCCAACAGCTTCAAGCCGATTAATGCCAACGCGCCAATCAGACAAGCGCTGACCCTCAACGCGCATCCGTACCTGACGCCCGGTAAACCGCACAGATGTCGGGTTGCTCATGGAGTAAGGCCCGTATGACCGCTCAGTGCCATTCGGGTAAAAGCGCGTCTTAAAGACGGCATTTACGTCACCTTGCGACTTTTCATCCGGCAGAAGCTCAGTCACGCTCATAACTTGATCCCCAGCGCCGATGCGGAACGGACCCGTCTCGGCGTAAGGTGTCAACGCACCGTAATCAAAGCCAATCTCATGCTCGTAAATCTTGTAATCTTCTGGGTCAGCCATCATTGGCTGGCGGAATGCGCTGCGGTCAACGCCAGCTGTGCGAGCCAGCTCGCCAATGTACCATGTGTTTTCTGTGTAGTTAAACGTCACATAGCGATTGTTTTCCGTTGATGCCGCGCTTGGGTAAAACCAAGTAATCTCGCCAAACATGGAATTAGACATGCCAAACGATTTGCTGATCTGGCCACGGTTGATGTCGTTGAAGACATAATCTGACACGTCGCAGGGTAACTCCTGAACCTGACCGCCCGTGTAAACGTAAAACGAATTAACGCCCATCCAGAATGCACCAGCATCCACAACAACGGCAGCCTGCTTTGCTGCAAGCCCGCAGGACGTGCCAACGCGCTCAATGCCGTAAACGTATGGCGGGCCAATGTAGTTGGCAACGTGGGCATCGCGGGTTGTCAAAAGCAAGGTTTGCCCGGCAACAGTCATGCCCTTCATCAATGCGCCAGACGTGTTTAGCTCAAGATCACCAGCCTCGTTTGTAGCGGCTGGCGTCCATGAATTGTTATCCTCACGGTCAGACCACTGCACTTTGCGAGGGTTGCCGCCCGCGCCAAGCGCAAACAAAAAGCGTTCCTCAGTTACAACGCAACCAAGATTGCTTGTCGGCGCGTTAGACAAAACCGCAGCGGGCGTACCTGTGCCGAGCTGCCATTCGTAAATCTTGCCGTCGTCCTCGTTGCACGCCAGTAAGTATTCGCCCCACGTTTCCAAATCCCAGCTGGTCGCTGGCTGAATGCGAACTGTATCAGGCCGGGCAATGCCGTATGCGTATGCGCCAAACTCCGCTCCGCCGTAGCCTGTGAAAGATATTGCGTCCTCACGCCCAGCAGTTAAGCCAACCGGGGTAATGTCATATTGAGCGCCAGTGGCGGCCCAAGCATAAAGTTTGTTGTATGTGCCAGCGGCAATCCAGCGGTCGCTGCTATTTGTGATCCAAGTGGTCATGCCGCGTATGCTTGCATTTGCAGCGTTGTTGTTGCGTGTGCGCCACCCGCCTACCGGACGCATAACGCCGTCATGCCAGCGAATAAGGCTTGCATCACGCCAGCGGCCCATGCTCTGCAAGTCAGTCCCGTTGCGGTAAACGCCAGCGGGAATGTTTAGATCAATTAAAGCCATTGTCGCCTCTCGGAAAACGCATTGCGGCCAATATAGCACATTGTACCAAATATGCAAAAGGCCAGCATATAGCTGGCCAGTTGCGTTATGTTGTGCGAGCTATTCAGCTTCGTCTTCCGCTGGTGCTTCCAAAGAGTCAGCCAGCATCTTAACAAACGCCTCACGACCCACTGAAAGCTGATCCAAGTTAAACTGAGCATTGCCCAGCTTTCGATCTAGGTCTTGCACATGGTTCAGCATAGCCTTCTGTGCGTCAGTGAAGTCTTCGATGTTGTATTCGATGTCGTTGACTGTGATGAGGTTCTTTTCGTTTTTACTCATAACGGTCTCCTTTCAGGTTAAGTTTAAGAGTTAGCTGCGATTGCAGCATTGGCAGCGGTCATGTCTTCTGTAGTCCAGAAGTCTTTCGCCACCATGAGTGTCAGATGCTCTACGTTGCGAGACACAGTGTCTGTCCAGTCAGCATCTTCCATGCCTTCTGGTTTGCCAGCGTTTAATAACTCTACGCTATGTCCCATTGCGACATAGTGCTGCTGTATTTCTTCTACTGTCGGTGTGTCTGTCATGTTCTTTCTCCTTTATAGACAAAACTACCATAATGCTGCTGCCTAGCTTGTTCTGCTATAACAGCGGCGGCTTCAAGATCGTCATAGTATCCAAAGCATTTTCTGCTTCCATTGACGCTTAAACGTACACGATATTTCTCATGCTCTGGAACCCAAATCACATTCGCAGCTCCAGTTTTATTGCGTGAAATAACTGGTCTGTTCTGTGCGTTCTGGGTTGCATTTGCTTCACGAAGATTTTCTATACGATTATCAAACGTGTTGCTGTTTATGTGATCTACCATTTCAGGAAAATACCCATGGTGCATGAGAAATACTATTCTGTGTGTTAGGTATTTTTTACCCCCATACCTAACAGAAGCGTATCTTTTGTCTTTTGTTCCAGCCATAGTTCCAGCTTTGATATGCCGAAAATCTACCTTCCAAAAAAGCTGCCCATCCTTGTAGTCAAATATCTGATGAGCA